TAACTGATTTGTCGATTGAAGAAGTGAATGTCATCATCGCTGGTTTGCTCGAACTTCCTGGAAAAGTCGGCTTAAATGTTTTTGCTAAAGTGAAACAACAAGCTGAGGAACAAGCTAGACAAATGCCTCAAGCGCAGGAAACTAACGTTCCAGAAGGACCACTTAGTGATAAAGTGATGAATTAAAATCTGCCATTTATCATCATTATAAATAAATTATAATATCTAAAGGATGATAAATGGCAGCTCCTTCAACTAGAAAAGAATTCAAAGATTATTGTCTCCGTAAACTGGGACATCCTGTAATTCAAATTAATGTTGATGATGATCAAGTAGAGGATCGAATAGACGATGCTCTACAGTTTTTCCACGACTATCACTTCGATGGCGTGGAAAAACTCTTTATGAAACATAGAATTACGCAAGAAGATATTGACAGAGGATGGATTTATGTTCCTGAGGCTGTCATATTTGTCACTGGTGTAATGCCTTTCGATCAATCAAATTCTTCTGTAAATATGTTTGATTTGAGATATCAACTCAGATTGCATGATTTATATGATTTCACCTCAGTTTCATATGTCTCTTATGAAATAACCATGCAGCATATTAGGACTTTGAACCTTTTATTCTCAGGAACACCACAGTTTAGATTTAATCGCCATCAAGATAAATTGTTTTTGGACATAGATTGGAGTGGTGATCTAAATGTAGGTGAATATGTTGTTGTGGAGTGTTATAGAAAATTGGATCCAGATACAATTTCTTTATCTGGAACAGCAGCAATAAGCACATCTTCCACTACTGTCACAGGAACAGGAACTAAGTTTGATCAAGATATTGTTCCCGGCGATTTCATTAGTTTTGGTGATGAATTAAAGAGAGTCAAGGCTATTATTTCTCCAACAGAATTAACAGTTGATACCGTGTTTGGTTCTAATGCATCAGTCAGTATGACTAAATCTGGCGTATCAGACGTTTGGAATGATAGATTTTTAAAACGTTATGCAACAGCACTTATCAAAAAACAGTGGGGCGAAAATCTTAAAAAGTTCGCAGGCATTCAAATGCCAGGTGGTGTAACATTAAATGGTAAAGAAATTTGGGATGAAGCCGTTGAAGAAATCAATAAGGTTGAAGAAGAATTGATAAACACTAATGTATTACCAAGCGAAATGTTTATTGGTTAATTATGTCCACAAATTTCTATTTCAATAATTTTCCCCAACACCAAATAACAAGTGAGCAGTTACTTGTTGAAGATTTGGTGATTGAAGCAATGCAGATCCATGGCATGGACGTTTTTTATTTACCACGTTCAACAAGAGATGAAGTCGATTATCTATACGGTGAAGACACACTCAAAGAGTATCGAAATGCATATAGTATAGAAATGTATCTTGAAAATGTTACAGGAATGGATGGTGAAGGTGATTTCATTTCAAAATTTGGCTTAGAAGTCAGAGATGAAATAACTTTACTTGTATCGAGAAGAAGATTTGGATACACTGTTCCACAAAAGAGACCTAATGAAGGCGATTTGATTTACATTCCTCTTATAAGAAATTTCTTTGAGGTCACTTTCGTCGAACATGAAAATGATCAAGCGATGTTTTATACATTAGGTAGAGGACGAGGCGGTAATGTATATGTCTATGCTCTTAAATTAAAACAATTTGTCTTCTCGGAAGAAATTATTTCAACTGGTGTTCAAGAAATCGATAAAGAAGCAGAATCTTCTTATAAGAGAATTCGTCTACCTTTAGCAAATACTGGTACAGGAAGTTATGTTCCAGGTGAAATTGTATATCAAGGCACTTCTTTAGCCAATTCCACTGCTCAAGCCATTGTTTATTCATACACTCCTCATAGTGAATTGACTGTAATCCGTGTAATTGGTCAATTCACAAGTAGCGCAAATGCAATAGGAAATACAAGTGGTGCATTAAGAACACCAGTCACAGTTGATGAACTTGATTCCGTCGGAAATAATGTATTCGAAGATATTACAGATAATAAGAGGATCGAACAAGAATCTGATGACATCTTAGACTTTACTGAAACTAATCCATTTGGAGAACCATAATGCTCAGTAAAGGACACTTTTACAATAGAACATTAAGAAAAATTGTTGTCGCTTTCGGTACAGTTTTTAATAACATAACGATGATCCGTTATGATAAAGACATGACAAAAGAATATGAAAGAATAAAAGTGCCTCTTTCATACGGTCCAAAAGAAAAGTACATCACTAGGTTAGCATCTGATCCAGATTTAACTAGGTCAATGTCCGTACATTTACCAAGAATTTCTTTTGAGATGACAGCAATCACATATGATTCATCAAGAAAAACAAACTCTCTGATTAAAAATTATTCCTTTGACTCATCGAAAAATCAAGTCAAATCTCAAGCATCTCCTATACCATACAATTTTGATTTTAGTGTTTCAATCTATGTTAGAAACATAGAAGATGGAACACAAATACTTGAACAGATTCTTCCATTTTTTACTCCAGACTATACTGTAACTGTCAATTTGGTTCCTGAAATGGGATTAAAATATGATCTTCCTATTCTATTGGAATCAGTAAATACGACTACTGATTATGAAGGCGACTTTCTCAGTACACGAATGATTATTTGGGATTTAACTTTTAGTGTAAAAGGTTATATATTTCCTCAAGTAAGTGCAACAGGAAACGGTTTCATCTCAAAATCAACAACCAACATCTACACTAATTTTGGTGATAAAGAATCACAAAAAGTTTATGTCGATTCAGCAAATGGTGTTGGTGTTTTTGTTACGGGAGAGATTGTTCGTGAAACTAAAAAAGGAAAATCAGGAAAAGTATTATACTTCGCAAATAACAACACTGGCACATTAGTATTAACTGAACTGACAGATTTAATGGATGAAAATGATGTTATTGTGGGTGACTATTCAAATGCAACATATACAATAGATACTGTTGATTTGGATCCACTTAAAGATGTGATAATAAAAATAGAACCTAATCCTGTAAATGCTAATGCAAACTCATTGTATGGATACACAGAAACTATATTGGAATTCCCGGATACACTATGAATATGGATAAAAAATTGTCGGACATTTTTGATATAAAGCCAGCGGAAATTATTCCAGAAACTTTTGAAGTTGTTGAAACATCGAATGATGATGATGCTGATTTTGAATTCGCTAGAAGAAACATAAAAGATTTGGCAGAAAAAGGAAAAATTGCTGTTGATAATATTCTAGAAGTGGCGCGAGCTACGGATCATCCTAGAGCATATGAAGTTGCTGCTACTCTAATAAAAAGTGTTGGAGATTTAAATAAAGATTTAATGGATCTTAGAAAGAAAAGAAAACTGTTAATGGATAATATGAGCACTTCTTCTCCAGAGATAAATGTGAATCAAGCAGTTTTTGTTGGATCAACAGCAGAATTAATTAAAGCAATAAAGAGAGTTGAATAAATGGAAACTTTAATAGAACAGTTGAGAACTATTCTAGGAACGAATTTCGGTCTTTATTTTAAAGCGCATTCGTTTCATTGGAATGTAGAAGGACCCAATTTCATCCAATATCATGAATTTCTAGGTGACTTTTATGATTCTGTTTGGCAACAAACTGATGAGATTGCTGAAAAATTAAGAATGCTAGGAGTTTATGCTCCTGTTAATTTAACACGAATACATAATCTCTCCGATGTGGAAGAGAATGATTCCATACTCTCTGACAGAGAAATGTTTATGAATTTAAATGAAAGCAATGATAGATATATCGTGCATCTGAGAGCTGGAATCGTTGCTGCTGATGATGCACAAGAACCAGCAATAAGTAATTTTTTACAAGAACTATTAGATAAACATCAAAAACATTCCTGGATGTTAAAGAGTATAATTAAATAAATGAGAGATGGTTATCAAGGCAATTCTAATTTAAAAAAAGCCGGAACTAAATTAGAATTTACGCAAGAGCAGTTATTGGAATTTACTCGGTGCATTAGAGATCCAATTTATTTTATAAAAAAATACGTTAAAATTGTTAACGTAGATTATGGTCTTGTACCATTTGACATGTGGCCCTTTCAAAAAGAAATGGTCGAAGGATTTCATGCAAATCGATTTTCCATTTGTAAAATGCCTCGACAGGTTGGAAAAACAACTTCGGTTGCTGGTTATATGTTATGGAATATTTTATTTCAAGACAATTACACTGTTGCGATATTAGCCAATAAGGGTGCATTGGCTAGAGAAATATTAGACAGAATTAAATATGCATATGAACACATTCCGCATTGGCTACAGCAAGGTGTTCTAGAATGGAATAAAGGTAATATAGAACTTGAAAATGGATCTAAAATATTTGCCTATGCAACAAGTGGATCTGGTGTTCGTGGAGGAACATATAATCTAATATTCTTAGATGAATTTGCATTCGTTCCTCACAACATGGCACAAGACTTTTTCACATCAACCTATCCTGTCATATCATCGGGTAAAACAACAAAAGTTATTATTGTTTCAACTCCGAACGGTTTGAATATGTTCTATAAAATGTGGATGGATTCGATTGAAGGTAGATCATTATACACACCATTTGAAGTTCATTGGTCAATGGTACCAGGAAGAGATGAAAAATGGAAAGAAGAGACAATAAGAAATACCAGTGAAGAACAGTTCAGACAAGAATTTGAGACGGAGTTCATAGGATCCTCTGCAACATTAATACCAGGATCAAAATTAAAAACTTTAACATTTAGACCACCAATACATAAAAAAGAAGATACGGATACTTACGAAGAACCTATTCCTGGTCATACCTATATGACAATGGTGGATTGTTCTGAAGGTGTTGGGTTAGATTATTCTGTAATTTCTGTTGTGGATGTAACCGAAATACCATACAAGCAAGTCTTGAAATATAGGAACAATAAAATTTCACCACTTATTTTACCAACATACATATACAATATAGCAAACAAGTATAATCGTTCTTTTGTCTTAGTTGAAACAAATAATGTGGGAAAACAAGTAGTTGATATTTTACATTATGATCTAGAATATGAAAACATATTTCGATTAGAGTATCATGAAATTAAGGGTCAAAATATATCTTCCGGATTCAAAAGAGGGG